ATAAAAATATTGAAATTACAACGAGAGGAAACGATTCTTATGTTGAATTCAAATGACTGGAATTGGATTAAGATTGATGAGGACAATGAAGAAGCATATATCAGTGGTGTTAGGTATGTTCGACCAATTGGTATAGAAGCTGTTTCTTTAGACTGCCATGTTTGTAAAAAGTTAATAGCTACTGTAGAAGACGTTGAAAAAATGAAAAAAGAAGGATGTTGTGAAGAGTGCTATTTAATTTATTATTATCCAAATAAAGATAAATGGAAAAAAGGTTGGAGACCAAGTAATACTTAACAAGATATATATAGTTGTATAAAAAGGAATTAAAAATATGGATTACAATACGATTAATGCTTTAGGTAACGCAATAGACAATGTCTATAACTACACAGCGGAAAGAGGTGATAGAAAAACTATTGCAAAAATTGTCAATAATAACGAGCTGCACGTTTCCTACAGGACAATTCTAAATATTGGCAAAGATTCTGACTTGACTATGCAGATGTCATTATTAGTAAAAGAATCAAAAGACATGATTGCATCTAGGCTTAGGACTATTAAGACTGAATTCAAATCCGCTTCAGGTGAAACACTTCAAACAAAAGTAATTGGCGAGACTGATAATTGTGAAACTTTGACAGTTAGCCCGTATAGTCCTTTTCGAAAGCTAAAGTTTAGTTACACAAAAAAGTTTGAGATTACTTAATAATCATGAAGTCTAGAAATGGTCAAATAAATGAAATTATAAAGTGTGGTAAAGACCCAGTCTATTTTATGAATAGATATCTTAAAATACAGCATCCTCTTAGAGGTCTAATCCCGTTCAAAACTTTTCCTTTTCAAGATGACTGTGTTCAAGACTTTAATGACCATAGGTTTAATATTATCTTAAAGTCTAGACAGCTAGGTCTTTCGACACTAGTAGCTGCATATGCTGTTTGGCAAGCTACTTTTTACAAAGAAAAAAACATATTAATTATTGCAACCAAACTAGCAGTTGCGCAAAACTTTATAAGAAAAGTCAAGACTTACTTAAAATCAATGCCAAAATGGCTACTAGTACCTCAAATAATAGCAAATAATAAACAACAGGTTGAGTTTTCAAACGGTTCACAAATCAAAGCAGTACCAACATCAGAAGACGCAGGTCGTTCAGAAGCATTATCTCTTTTGATTGTTGACGAGGCAGCTTTTGTAAGAAATTTTGATGAACTTTGGATGGGCTTATATCCAACACTATCAACAGGTGGTCGTGCAATTCTTCTTTCAACACCTAATGGCGTCGGTGGTCAGTACCATGAAATATATACAAAAGCTGATCGAAAAGAAAATGAGTTTAATCCAATAAAGTTAATGTGGGATGTGCATCCAGAAAGAGAAGACGAGTGGTTTAATAGAGAAACCAAGAACATGTCTAAAAAGCAGGTTGCGCAAGAGCTTCTTTGCGACTTTTCATCTTCTGGCGACACTTTTCTATCTAATGATGTTTTAGAAGACATACGTATAAAAACGCAAGAGCCTATGGAAAAAAGCGGCCCAGGATCAAACATATGGTATTGGGAATACCCTATAAGAGAACACAAATATATAATATCAGCTGATATTTCTCGAGGCGATAGCGGCGACTATTCTACTTTTCACGTTATCGACACAAACAAGATGAAGATAGCAGCTGAATTTAAAGGTAAGATACCACCTGACCAGTTTGCTATTGTAGTTTATGATATAGCAAATAGATTTAACGAAGCAATGATATGCCCAGAAAATAATGCTTACGGTTATACGATGCTTGTTAAATTAAATGAATTAAAATACAAAAACATTTATTTCAACACAGAAAAAGAAAAATATCGTTATCTTTATGGTGAAGCTTCAAATATAGGAAAAGCAGGTTTTACTACAAGCAAAGAGAGTAGAGAAAAAATACTTGCCAATTTAGAAGAATCGTTAAGAAACAATAAGATTGATACAAAGTCTAGAAGAGTGTATTCTGAACTTAAGACTTTTGTATGGAATGGTAAAAAAGTCGGAGCTATGAAAGGTTATAACGATGACCTCATAATGTCTTTGGCAATTGGTTGCTGGATTGCAATGAGCAACACAGACACATATAACGTTACACAAATGCAGCAAGCAGATGCAATACTTAAAGGTATGGAAGTTAACAATACAAAGGTTGATAATACAATATCATCACCTTTTTACAACTCAAGCCAGACAAACGTAAACCCGTTTATGCCAGTTTACATGTCTGATCGGAGTTTTGGAGTTGATAAAGATATATCCAGAAAAAACCCTTTAGGTGACTTAAGCTGGTTAACTAGGAAGTAATAATGGCAGACAAGAAAAACCCGAATCTTTTTAAAAAGTTAACACAACTATTTAGATCAGGACCCGTTGTTAAGCGAAAAATCAAAGCTTTAAAATCAACAAGTCAATCAAAGACTTCCTTAGAAGTTTTTAAAAAAGCTCATAGTGATGTTTATAATTCTACTATAAGTGCATATGGTTCATATGATAGAATGGCAAGATACTCAGATTTTAGCGAGATGGAAGCAACTCCTGAGATATCTTCAGCACTTGACATATATTCAGAAGAATGTGTCTCGCCTGATGTTGAAGGTAATGTTTTACACATATACTCTGAAAATAGGATGATTAAGCAGATTCTTAATGAGTTATTTTATGACACACTAAATATAGACTTTAATTTAGCAATGTGGGTTAGAAATCTTTGTAAATACGGTGACTTTTTTCTTTTTAATGACATCCATCCAGAATTTGGTGTAGTTAATGCATTTCCTATCCCGATAGCAGAAATGGAAAGAGAAGAAGGATTTGACCCGACAGATCCAGGTGCAGTAAGGTTTAGATGGGTTACACAAGGTAACAAGGTTTTAGAGAACTGGCAAGTTTCACACTTTAGACTTCTTGGTAATGATGCTTTTTTACCATATGGATCATCTGTACTAGAAGGAGCTCGAAGAGTATGGAGACAGCTTATTTTAATTGAAGACGCAATGCTCGTATATCGTGTAATTCGTTCTCCAGAGCGGCGTGTGTTTTATATAGATGTAGGTAATATACCTCCAGAAAATATTGCTGATTATCTAGAACAAGCTCAGACTTCGCTTAAAAGAAATGCTGTAGTCGATAAGACGACAGGGCAAGTTGATTTAAGATATAACCCACTTTCAGTCGACGAAGATTACTTTCTTCCTGTAAGAGGTGGGGAGAGTGGAACTAGAATTGACACGCTTGCAGGTGGATCAAATACTACAGCAATTGAAGACGTCGAATACATTCAGAAAAAGCTTTTTGCTGCTCTTAAGATTCCAAAAGCTTACCTTGGATACGATGAAGATATCGGTGCAAAGGCAACGCTAGCGCAAGAAGATATTAGATTTAGCAGAACAATTCAAAGAATACAAAAAACTATAGTCTCTGAGCTAAACAAGATTGCAATGATCCATCTATATACACACGGATACACAGAAGAGAGTCTGCTTGACTTCGACCTTAAACTGAGTAATCCATCAAGTATCGCTCAGCAGCAAAAACTGGAGCTAATTAGAACAAAATTTGAAATTGCCGGACAAGCACCAGAAGGCTTTGTCGATCGCGAGTGGATTAGAAAACATATTATTGATCTTAATGATGATGAGATTGCAAGAATTGAAAAGGGAAGAGAAAAAGACAAGATTCGTGATATGGAACTTGAAACAGTTCAGCTTCCTGAAACTGCACAGAATGTATTTGGCGACGAAGGAGAAAATGCACAACAAGGATTAGAAGGCAACCCATTAGGCGGAGAAGACGCCGGAGGAGATATATTTGGAGGCTCCTCTGACGGTGGTGATGGAGGTGCCCCTAATTCCGATGCTGGAGGTGGTTTAGGTGACTTATTTGCAGGTGAAATTAAAAAAGGTGCTCTGATGTCTGAAGAGGATTTTGAAGAAATCGATCGGCTTTTAGATGAAGATGATGATCCTACAGGTAAACCGATTAAAGCAGACAATAAAGTCAGTAAATCGAGAGGTAATTATAATATGAAAAAAGGACCTACTCTTGGCGCTAGAGCTACCGGGATACATAA